CAAGGTCTTCGCAAACAACCTTGACCTGCCCTTGTAATTCTGAATGGACGATCACTGCTCCGACGTGTCTTCCACCCGGACGCTCAAATACAACAAGGTCAATGCCTTCATTATCAATTACCTCTTTCAATTTATGTCGAAAACGGATTAACCGCATTCCAGCACTTTCATCACGTTTAGGTGTTAAATCCCATACTCCGTATATTAGTCGACTTACCGCCCATCCACAATGCGTGGCAACATCAAGAGCAAGGATCTTACTTTGAGTGTGAGCTTTAATCGGTTTATTTCTACGTATCATCTTTTTGGTTTTCGTTGCGTCATAAATTTAAATTCAATCTCATTCCATAATAGGATAACCTGTTGTTTCAGAGCCTCTTCCAATCGTTCATCTTCTACCATTTTTACAGCATCCTCCATTTTGTTTGATAAGGATCTGCCAGCAATGGTATATACCGTATTCTTTGAATAATCTTTCAGGAATTGAAGATTTGCCCGGATATCATCAATTCCATAATCAAATAGAATAATGACAGGGGCTGATCGGTAAGGTTTCCAAATTGAATTTTTATGAACCTCTATTTGAACTTTTACACCAACGGTACGAATCACTTCTTTCCCGGCAAAAGTTCTTTTCTCTTTTATCTTTTCAGGATTAAGAGTACGAAGACGCAAACTGGAATAAAATCCAATTGCTTCTCCTCCCGGACTTTTATACTTTTGACCATACGGACCAGCATCAAGGTTTTCTCGTACCTGATTACTACACACCATCAAATAATTGTTCTTAGCGAGTATCCGGCAGGTCTTTCGCAATTCTTCTGAGAACTCTTTAGCACGCCGCATTCCCATCTTGTCACCATCTTTTGCTTCCATTTCCATATCAGTTGATAGGGCAGCAAGAGAATCGGCCATTATACCATTAATGATACTGTCGTCCTTTACATCCCAATCACGCACTGCCTTAAATACCTCTGGAACAGTATCAGGAGTGCTATACTTCATTTCATCTACATCAAGATCAAACAATTTAGCAAACTGCTTGTTTAAACGAGCTTCCGGGTCATGAAACATTATTTCACCACCCTGTCTTTGCACTGATCCTGCTATTTCAGATAGCATCACCGTCTTTCCAGAACCACTTGGTCCAAATATTTCAACCAATACACCAGCAGGTAATCCACCACCACGTACTCTTCCACCTGATATGGCAAGATCAAGCAAGGTTGATCCAGTGCTCACCTTTCTCCCAAAATTGCCATCGTACTCTTCCACTCGTCTTGGAATTCCTACCATTCTTCTTTTCATTTGGCTACCTAAGTCGCCGGGTTTATTTCTTCGTTCCATTATATTGCTGCAATTATACGTTTTATATAGGTTTCATTCACTCTCTTTATTTGTAAATCACTTCTGAGTTTCTCTTTGTATTGGGATAAGGTCCGTTCAGGATATAATTTTTGGTAAACTTCCCAATCTTGTTTAGCACGGTTGATTATTTCAGATACTAATTTTGTTTCCGAATTTTCTAAGCGTTGTCTTGCCATCCAATCTTGGATAAGTTTTCTAACAATTCCTGTTTTGTTAGTTCTTTTAGCTAAACTATAAAGGGTAATATATTGATAAACTTGTGGGGAGAAATGTGCCCCCACAAGTTTATACTCATCCCTTTTATTTGATAACGGCATATCAACTTTGTTTTTTGTCTATGCAATCATCCCAAATTTCGCAATCTGCGCAATCGTCGAAGTTATCGGTATCAATACCAAATTTATGACCATAAGGGCATTTTCCTTTTCCTGATCCTTCTGTTTTTCCTTTTCGGGCAGGTTTTTCTTCCTCCTCTTCCTCCTCTTCTGGTTCCTCCTCTTTAGGTGGTGCTGGTTTCCTCCTCATCGGTGGTTTTGCTTCTTCAGTTCGAGATGATCTGACTGGTTTTTCTTCTTCCTCTTCCTCTTCCTCCTGTTCCGGTTCTTCTCTTCTTCTCCTTCTAAGTGGTTCCTCTGCAGGTTTGCTATGTGATCTGACTGGCTTCTTTACTTCTTCCTCTTCATCATCATCAGCCTCAACAATAGCACCAGCATCCGGCTCATGCTCAAGTTCAAAGAATTTATCTTTTAGTTGCTCATAAGAAAGCACTTTAAGGATAGCATCCAAATTTGGAACTTCATCAAGGATCTTCTCATCGTACGGATCACGTTCGGTAAAGGAGATGCTCCGAACCTCCGGATAAGAATTACCACCGAGTGATTTCCATTTGAGGCGTAAACTCAAAGTCATGCCACCATCAAGTTCCGGGAAACATCTGTTTTCAGCATCCAGTTCCAACTCATCATTGAGGATATCTTGAAAGAGATAATCTGACATATCCCAGATTGTAGGAATCTCTTCGTATTTCTTTACACTAAGAGGAATTACTACGTAAAGACTTCTGGGTTTCGGATAAAGCACTTTAATATCTTCCTTGTCTGCTCCTTCCTTTGCCCTTTTCTCACGATACTCACAAATAGGACAAGGTTTCCCGACTGACCTTGGGCAGATAACTGTATCATCCCCGGAGCCAACATTTCTGTGGACCTTTATAGGTCTACGATACCATAAAGTCCCCGGCATTGCTATATCATAATCCGGGTTCCGGTCAGGGTGTTTAGCATCTGATACCTCATACGGAAGGAAATCAAGATTCAATCGTGGGGTACCATCTTCAATACTTAGAACTGGGACTCCTTTTGGCAGGTTTAAATAACCAAATGATTTTTTGTTCTCCCGCTGCTGTTGGATATTCTTTCCAACTTTGTCACGAAAATTACTTTTCTTCTTCATCTACTGTTGATTTTTGTTGTTTAGTGAACTTATTTTGTAATTGTTTCTCTATTGCTTTTATCCATACTCGTATTTGAATTTCACTTGTTAGCCAAACAGCAAGTACAAATACTGCAATTCCTATTAATATGCTAAGAAGTATACTCATGTTATTCGTGGTTTTCTATGCATGGCCCCGACTGTGATATTCGAATTAACTTGCCTTTGTTCTCTCTTCTCTGCTTCCAATTTCAGATTTCGTGGGATGCTTGGTCCTGCAAAGTATTGCTGTCCATGTAACCTCACAAGATTTTCAAGTGCATCTTTTCTTGCATCAAATGCTCGAACAGCAGCATTGGCAATATCAAGTTCATAACGGGCATGAATCAACTTCTCTTCGGCATCCATGTACTTCTCTTGGGTGATAATAATGTTTTGAATAGCACCCTCTGTAAGTTTTTCAATCTTAAATTTAGAAGGACTTTCCCGGATACTCTTGTCCAATTCTGCTTTTACGAAATCAACGCGCTCCTTAGCCAAGTCAAGATTCATTCTGCAATCAGCAGCATGCCTTGCGTATTTCATCATGAGACTTGCTTGATTCAACCACTCCACATCAAGAGCAGTTTCGTCTATTCGAATGTCCTGATCATAATTCATTTTACATCTCCTTTAATTTTATTAAAGCTCTTTCATTGATAGCAAGGGTATTTCTTATGAAAAGAAGTTGATCTTCTAACCACTTTACATAGTCTGTATAAGTAGAAGTGCAAATTTCATCATCATTAATCATTGGGGAGTACTGCCCCGTGTCCTTTTTATATTCTAAGTGTAAGTCTTCTGTTGTCATATTTTTATCCTTTAGTTACACTATAACAAGCATATACAACTCCCGGGAATCCTATATTGTAAGTAGGTTCCCAAAAAGCTTCAATTATTGCTGCCGCCCGATCATTTTCAGACTTTAATAAAATTGCTTGAGCGTAAGCTAAAACTAATCGTCTGATATCTTCCGGTTCCTGCTCTTTTATCCCTTCCAGAATCACCTTTATGTTTGTCCACTTTTCACCTTTTATCAATGCTCGGCACAAAGCGATACTCTCGGTTTGTATCGCGGCAGTCCTCTTGGCAATATCAAGCCTTTGCTCAGATGGTACATTTAAGCACTGCTCAAGTATTTGCAAAGCATTGCGAGCGGATCCGCCACTATCTAAAATGATCTGATCATAAACCTCCCTTTCCACATTTTCATTCTCTGCTCTGACCACATTCTTAAGAAGACCAAGCATTTGAATATCAGTTAAAGGACTCACCTGAAATTGACTACATCTTCCTTTTATTGTTGCCAATAATTTTTGGGGATCAGTGGTACAAAGAATAAAATAAACATGACTTGGTGGATCCTCAAGAATCTTTAAAAGGGCATTCTGAGCATCATTGGTTAACTTATGACATTCGTCAATAAGCCAAACTCTGTTCAATCCTTCCATTGGAGCAAATTGAGCACCTTTGCGAATTTCCCGAATGGTATCAATACCGCGAAAATCTGCTGAGTCTACTTCCCGGAAATCATTCCCTTTACTATCCAAACGGTTAGCGATTATCCTACCAATTGTGGTTTTTCCACATCCGCTCGGACCATGTAAAAGGAAAGCATGCGGGCAAGTATTAATGTCTGCCAGCATGCCTTCCAAGGCCAACAGGATTTGGGAGTTTCCTTTAATTTGGTTAAGGTCAGTTGGTCTGTATTTGTTATATAAGCTCATATTGTTTAATATATTATACTTTTTCTAATCAAAGAGTTAATTACTTAACCCAACTTCCATCAACATCAAATACATCAATGTCAATCTCCATTGGGACATTTATCCATTTCCATTGGTTTGGCAGATCAATTGTGGTTACCTGTTTAACCATAGCAATTACATGATCAAACTCATCCGGATTTACATCCAATATGATTGAGTCATGTATCTGTCCGATCAAACGAGTATCCCATTTTTCTTGAATCATTATTCGATCCAGTTCGATAAAGCACCAAAGAAGGCAATGAAAAGCAGTCCCTTGTGCTGGAGTATTGATTGCTTCATTTCTTGCCATAACCCCACTACATCGAAAACCAGTTAGTAAATCAATATATCCATACTTCTGATATACTGACCACCAACGATCTTTCCAAGCAGCATAATCTGCAAATTTGTGATCCCAAAATTCCCGTTCAATTGCTTTCACATGCTTAATAAAAGAGTCCAAACTCTTTATTCCTTTACTGATCAAGTGATCAGATAACTGTTTTCCATTAAGTGGGATTCCTTGTCCGGGGGACCAATTACCATGTGATAATTTTCCCCAGTTACAGGCCATATTAACTGCGCAATTTTTATAATAGTCACCATAGAATTGTGGAAACACAAATCCATTTTTGGTTGCTTGACGAAGCACATAATGGTCGGGTATTTTTTTATCAAAGGGATCAAGCATGAATATTTGTGCTGCCATATCAGCATGCATATCTGCTGATTTATTTGTCATATAATGAATTAAATTTGGGTCTTTATTGTAGCAGCAATTTATTCGTACTTCCATACCAGAGAAGTCAACC